TCATCTTTAGGCTCATCTTCCTTATCTTCTTCCTTCAATTCAAGTTTTTCATCATCCTTTTCATCATCAGGATCATCACTAGATAGAAGATCAAGAATCTGATCCTTGGATAATTCACCATCTTCAATCGCGCCCTCTACTTCAGGTGACATTCTGTTCTCCTTCTTGACTGGGTGATGCTTCACCTTGTGCTTGCTGCTCCATCATCATAAGTCGTTCGATTTCTACATGATCTTTCAAATGCAGTATAACATTTTTATAGCCTTCAGGATTCTCCATCTTAGCTAGCTGTCCTGGCTCAGATATTGCCCATCCTCTGCAAATACTAGCCTGAATAGAATGATTATCTATATCAGGATCAATTGGAACAGATGGGCCTTCTTGTTCCATAGGGAGACCAGTGTTAGGATCTTGTCCCTCTCTAGGTATAGGTGTGGACTTCAATAGCAAGTCAATTTCCTCATATTGTTTCAATCTATCAGCTTCCCCAGGAATTCTAAATTGAGGAAGACCAACAACCTTCTTAACAAAATCTAGATTTTCAGGATCAGTAAGAGCCTCTATCAATACAGGATTATTAGTTTCCACTATACTCATAATCGTATCTTTTATCTGTGACCATGAGATTGGTAGTTGCTCATCTGCCTCACATTCTATATCACCAATCTTACCTTGCAATTCAGCCTTACGAATAAAAACATTAATGTGTTTCCCATTTACATCTTTCCCTACGAATCGTTCATCCTCAACAACATTATTAATATATGATGGAATAACCTTACCAAATATGGTTTTCCACCATATGATAAGCATTTTCCATACATTCTGCTGTCTTTGTAGTGCCTGTGCGCGGCTCATCGAATACTCAGCGGCGGTTTTACTTCCCTCAGTAGGAGCCCCACCAAAAAGTGATGGAGGAGCACCTACAACTAGCTGACCTAATTCTTGTATTCTCTGTCCAAAGGGTAATACTTCCGATGACAAAGTTGCAGTTTTTATCTCATAGAACGCATCACCCATTCTCTTACCAGTTTGTATTTTTCCTGGATATATAGCTCCGGGTGATACCTCTGTCTGTCTATATTGATCGAAATTTAAAACTGATGGATCTGCAATTGTCTGTGGTATACCATGCTCGATTGTCTGAAGTGTTAATGAAACAAGTGAATTCGTGATATCTTGTATTGAAGTAAGTAGCATACCAAGGGGATCATGATGTAGATAATCAGATAGAGGATTCTTAGTTAAAGTCCAATGATCATCTAGTAATTCCTCTATAGGATCTTCCGCTACTTCCTCGTTAGCTAGAACTACTTTAACACCTTTAGGAAACTTTTCCCTTACTGCATCAGCTTTTTCATCTGGTAATACATTATAAGAGCAGGGACGCAACCAACAATTGCGAATTGTAACTGTATGAATAGGATATTCTCCATGATACTGAGGATTAAGACGACCCCATCTTTCGTAGGGATCATATACCCCACCAGCATCATATCCAACTCTAGCTTGCCAATCGTTTTTTAACTCACCAAGTTCATCGAATTGCTCAATTGCCTCAGCATAATGTATCTCATGCGAGTAGAAAAGATAAGGACACTGTTCCTGAGTTATTGCGTAATTAGGAACTTTCACATAAAGACCACCAAAAACTTCTAGAATCTGTCTTGATTTGGGTTCATCTGTTATCTTGTCTAATCTTTTTACCTTTAACGTAGTTCTCTGCAAATTAGGATCTAGTGGTATCTCACATTCAGGGCAATTCAAGGTAGGAATTTGACCTTCCATTAAATCAGTTGGTTGATTTTCTATGGTATCATCCACCTCAGCTTCACATTCAGGGCAGATGTAGTGATCCTCATCTACATCTTTGTAATGCTTCTTTTCATAAGTCCCAAAAGATTCATCTTCTTTAGTGTAGTTATAACACGCGATTAGTCCCTCAGTGCAATATACGAATAAAGCATGAATCCAGAGAAGAATAACATTATTATGCTTGTAAATTAATTCAGCAATTCTATTCCCAGCCTTAGCCGTCGACACATCCATCGGATCATCAGCATCATCCGGAGTACAACTAACTGGTGGAACTTGTATTGATAATGCAGCAATAACAGTTTCTAGATACGCGCGAAATACATTAACAGGTTTATCATAATAATCATGATGATCATCATTATCCGACTGAAAATCATCATAGATACGCCAATCATGTGCAATTTCACTGTACCATGTTTTATAAAAACCATCCCAATATAATTTAAGCCAACGCCATAATCTTATTTGTCTATCACGGACAGATCTATCCTCTTGATCGAAGTGGTCAATAATTGTCTTGAGAGAAGCACGTAGTTCCTCATCAATTTCAGGCATTATTTCTTTTTCTTCTTCGGCCGTGACATTTCTCTAACTTGCTTGTAACCCTTCCAAATCTTGCCTAGTATGGAGAAGTCTCTTTTCCTTTCCTTTGTCATCTCTTCTTCAACTTCTTGAGATGGACCAGCCATCCTTTTCTTTCTAGCAGCTTCTTCCTTCTTCTTAGTCCAGAATCTATGATGAGGCATACTTCACCTAATAAGAATGACCAGGATTATTTCTTCTTTTTCTTCTTATAGATGCATTACTCACATCTATATTATTACCAGGTTTAGCATACTTCTTTCGCGTCTTTGGAAGAGTTTTCATTACCATTTCTCTGGCCACAGCAGGAGATGGTCCACCCATTATCTTCTTCCTTTTACGAGCCTCACCAGAAGAATGGGCCATCATTTGCATGTAATTATACTGTTTCTTACTTTTGGCTGGCATGTTTCCCTTCCTTCTTCTTCAATATTCTATCCTTACCAGTTCTACCAGGGACAATTACAGCTATATTCAACTTACCCTTCTTTTTTCCGCGCGATCCCTTACCCAATGCCAACTTCCTTTTCTAATTCTTCTAGCTTTCCGCGTTCATCTAATTTCTCAGATTTAAGCTCTGCATTTCTAGCTCTAAGTTTTTCAGCAGCTACTCGATCTTCAGCTTCTAGCATCCTTTTTCTTGCAGCCCAAGGAACATTTTTAGGTTGAATAGGTTCAGTATGTGGAAATTCTTTTTCTTCAATAACAGGATTACTTATTTTCTCTATAGTTGCTAGAAGGAGTTTCTTCTCATGGTTAACTAATTCTAACTGCGCGCGATAAACCTCACATGTTGGGCAAATCTTGGAATCGCGTAATTCTTGCGCACAATGATCGCAGTGTGGATTGAATAGTTTATGGAAGAATTTAATCATCTTCCCTGCCTTGAATCCGTATTAAGGCTTTCGACGCTGGCCTGCCAACCAGCCATGTAATGCCGAATACAATTTGATCTGTCATCCTCAGAGAACCACACATCCGCTAGACGTGTTGCATACTCCTCAGCCCGCGTTCGACTGTCGGTGTCAGTTTTTATTATTTTGCTAGCCTTGTCGTAATGCAAGCGTCCACGACTGCTTACCGCACTAGAATCAACCATAGGAGCATGATCCCAGGTTTTCCCTGTTTCGTCTTTTCTGTCGGTGTTTGTGCTCATTACCTTAGCGCCTCAATCAATGATGATACCTCGACACCGGATGTATCCCCCCACTAGCAGATTCAACCTTCTCCATACTTCTATAAAACCCTGTCCAATTATTAGTAGTTCTTAGTTTCCTAATTAATTCTTCTTGCTTCTGAATTTTGGCGAATTCATCTTCTGATTCGGAGAAGAATCTTTCAACACCATCTAATCCCATACGGATACCATCATATGCATCATCACCCCTGAATTCCGCCACATCCTCAGATTCTTTACCTTCTTGATCTTTAGCATATACACAGGCTTTAATAGCATTTACAACTTCAGGAATTTTACTCTCTTCATTACAGTCTCTGAAGATTTGTAACTTGGGTATGTTAGTTTCAGGTTCAGGTGGAGCAAATGAATTCATATAAGAATGATATTCCTCTGTAGAACGATTACGGAATATCCACATTGCATGATCTTCATTATATTCACTAGCCTCAATAGAGATAACATGCTTTGATCTCCATCTAAGATATTCATGTAGAAGATTTTTACCAGCTACGCGTGAACCAGAAGAATTACGACTTAATTCAACTGGCCAACCTAACGCCATCGATATCTGTTGTTGAATCGTATGTTCCTGACCTCTATCTTGGCCTGCTGATTGACAAAATACAACTGAACGTGGATTCTCCCTATCAATGAACTGTTTAACATAAGGAGTCCATTCTTCTATCTTCCAACCACGCCAAATCTGCTCTCTGTAGAGATATACACGCCTTTCTGGAGATATTGCTAGATAACCTATCCAGGTCATAGCACGCATTCCCCAATCGCCAACTACAAGTTTGGGCCACCATTCCGGTATATCAAATGAATCTATTACATGCAATGCATTATCTGGCTCATCAGGATATCTTTTATACCTGAATTCATCAAATACTGATCCTTCATAAGAGTCCCATTTTCCGTAGAGTTTAGCTTGTTTCTCTGCTTCCGGTAATGCTTCCAATGATCTACGATAAGCAGGATCAGTATGAGGATTATCATCTATTGTAGCAGGAATAAATATTCTCTTAGAACCTGATGGACCACGTATGATAGTTCCCCCTTCAGGACACGGATCAATAAATCTTTTTCTAACCCAATTATGACCAATATTACCAGGGTTACTACCTGAACGGACTATCATTGGTAAGGATGAGCCTAATTTTCTTCTCACGCGCTCCAATGTGATGTAAAGATATTGCCATTCAATAAATGATGTTAACTCATCGAATGCTGCGTAATTAGGCTGCATTGAATCATAATTGTGGACATCATCTTCATTTTCACAGTGACAGAAGAAAAATAAGGCACCAGCCCCTTGGGGGGATTTAGAGTGATTAAGTCCAGTGTTAAACTCCCAGATTTTATCATTCTTATTATACTTTCCCCCAACCATGCGGAATAGTTTCTGTGAACGAGGTATGACCTCATTTTTAAGCTCTGGAAATGTTCGTCGTAGGAATATACCTTTGAATTCCGGATTCTCATGCCATCTTCTCAGAATAGGATATAGAAGGAGGACATCTGTCTTGCCGGCATGAAGGGCACCCGCATAAAATGCCTCTTTTACAGATAGAGGAATAGATAGAAATAGAGATTGTTTCTTAGTAGGACGCCATTCATTGTCATTAGACGGCACTATTTACTTTCCAGACCTATTTTCTATTCTATCAATTCTATCTATAACGCTCTTTTGTCTTTCCATAACATGGTATTGCTTTTCTAGTAGGACGGCTATATCCTTTTGAGAATCATTAACTGAATCTCGTAAACTTTCTACTTCAGTTATTACCTTATCATGTCGTTCCTTGCTTGTCTTTCTAAATTCAACTACTATTCTCTCTATTTCTTCACACTTAATCTTTAGCCTATACCATGATCCTATTAAAGCAACTCCCAGAACTATCGCAGTAAGTAAATCACTCCAAAAATCAGGCATCACTCTAAATCAGTAGAATGGCACTATTCTTCTATTCTATCAAGTCTTTTTAGAATGTTTTTCTGCTCGTTAATTACTACGGCTACATCTGTCTTAATCTCGTGAGTAGTAATCTCTACTGATAATATTTTGCTCATTAATTTATCAAATCTATCTCTACTAGAATCTATGAATTCATCAAGCATTTCTTTTATTTCAGAATGAATTTCTTCATTTCTCTCAATGCGATACTTTAGTCTCATCCATGCCGCAATAACTGTCGTAAGATTTACGGTTATAAATATGCCCGCAACAAGAAAGTCACCTGGCTTGAATTCAGGCATTAGGGATAAAGAATATGTTGGCAATTCAGTTTGCCAATTACTCCAGCACCAGCAGCAGCTAAAGTAAGAATCATTGCAGTATTTGAGCTGCCAACAAGCACACTATAAAATGATTCAAGTCGATCTGCAGCGGCAGTAATATCAACATCCCAAATAGAGTTACCTGCACCATCTTCTACAGTTAATCTTCCACCTGTTGGAGCAGTATCGTAAGACCACTGCATACCATGTAAGACATTCCTATATCCTTCCCTTGCTACTAGAGTGATTACAACGGCAGTATTAGCTAGTGCCGTTTCACTATCGTGTCTAACTACTGATGGATTGGTAAACTGTCCTAAGTTAGTAATAAACATAATTTATCCTATCACAAAACCTATTCCAAACTGTCGCACTAACCCAATAGTATAGCATTATTGTTTTAGATTTAACTACCGGCTGAACTCTTCTTCCAAATTTACTCATTTTATTGTCATTATATGAAGAACATCAGAAGCTGTTCCTAAAACTACAAATTCAGCTAGGCTATAGCTACTATTAGATATCTCAATTATATCTGGCGCGGTTGGAATAGGTTTTGTGATAGGATAAATTATGTTTATTACTAACTTAGGACAGTTTACCAATCCATCAGTAGTTAGACACGATAGTGAAACGGCACTAGCTAATACTGCCGTTGTAATCACTCTAGTAGCAAGGGAAGGATATA